CCCGGTTGCCGTGCGCGGTGACGTCGTCCTGGGAGAACCGGCCCGACACGGCGGCCATGAACGCGCCCAAGCCGTAGTCGATCGCCCGCCGGTCGTTGCCCCGCTCGGTGTTGTACTGCAGCCCCCCGCCCTCCAGGACGGCGTCAATCAGGTCCGCGGGGATCCCGGCGTGCCGGGCGATCCCGATATCGGCCCGGTTCCGGCCCTCCACGTACAGGTGGTCACCGAACGCCCCGAGCTCCTGGGCCTCCAGGCCGGTCGACAGGTAGGCCACTCCCCCGCCGTCGGGGTTGTTCCGGGCCTCCCGCCAGTTCGCCAGGGTCGACTCCACCGTCACCTCGGCGGCGTCGTCCGACCGGCGCTTCAGCGGAGTCCCCGACGTCTGCTTGATCGCCAGGTACGCCGAGGGGTGGCGGGCGGCGCGGGTCGCGGCCCGGTTCAGGTCCGCGGCGTGCCGGATCGCGTCCTGGCCGTCGACCAGCAGCGGCGACCCGGTCCCCGGGATCAGGACAACCTCGTTCGTGTGCGCCGGCTGCAGGGCGGCCCCACCCCGCCCGTCGGGCTTGTAGATCAGAACCCGGTTCGTGTTCTGCTCGAACTCCCACGCCCCGACCGGCACCCGATCCATGTGCAGCGGGAACCGGGCGGCGGCGTCGTTCTCAGTGCGCCGCCACAGCGACCAGTCGTAGAACAACAGGTCATCGATCGTCCACAGCATCCGGTGGAACGGGGCCATCGCGCCGGTGGTCGCGTTCAGCCAGGACGGGGAGTCGGCCCGGGACAGGGGGACGTCGGAGTCCCCCCGGTACTGCCGCAACTCGATCCGGGCGATCGTCGTGCAGATGATCCCGCGGGCACGGTTGACCGCGTCCACCCGCATCGCCTCGGACCGGGAGATCGTCTCCGGGGCGTCGGCGCCGAAAATGTCCCGCCACACCACGGTCTGCAGCGGGGATTCCGCCGGCCCCCACGGGGTGCGGATCCCCGAATTCGGCCCGTACAGCGCCGACGCGGCCGACAGATCCAGGCCCGGACGCAGAGCGGAGAGGAGACCCACGGCCGGAACCCTGCCATGACACCCCGCCGCGACACGCGCACAGGCTGTAAAGACTGCACGTGGTGAACGTTATGGGCGATGCTGTCGGTGTTCATCCGCCCTGACCGAACGGAGCCCCCACCGTGCACACCCTCCGGCGCCTCGCGCACACCCCGCCCCTCCCGGCCCGCCTCGCCCCCTGGCGCGCCGAACTCCTCACCTCGGCCGTCCTCGCCGGCGGCCTGGTCGGGATGGTCACCGGCGCCTACTAGGCTCCCCCGCGGGGAACGACAGAGCCCCCCACCCCGCAAGGGGTGGGGGGCTCTGTTGCGTCCAAGGCGGCCCAAACGCGACGGACCCCCGCACCCTGCGCGGCGACCGGCTCTGCTGGTCCGGTCGTCAGGGTGCGGGGGTCCGGGGCCTCTGACGCGGGCCCAACCCATCAACGGGTGGTCACATGCGGGCATGCTAACAGGCCACGCCGCCGGCGGCGTCCTGCGTCCCGACGGCGCCATCGGGACAGTCGACCTGGCGGCCGGTGGACTCCTCGGGGAGTTGCTCGGTCATCGCCTGCACGGGCGGGGCCGCCGGTGGGGCGTAGTGGGGCGTAGTGGGGCGCGCACGCTCCGTCACCGGCGCGGGCAGGGACACCGCCGGTGGCGGGGCCGCGTCGGCGGGGGTGTCGTGCCAGGAGGCGAACAACGCGAACAAGGCAATCAGTAGTTGAGCGATCACGACACGTCACCCTGCACGGTGTAGGTGCCCAGCTGACCGCGCCGCGCGGGACGCAGGTAGACGATCCGGCCGGCGGCGGCCAACCGGGACAGGGCGGGGGACACCTGCGCCTGCCGCACCCGCAGCCGCCTGGCGACGGTCAGCACATCGAGGGGACCTGCCTCGGCCAGTAGGCCGACGATGCGGGCGGTGAGCGGGGCCGGGGGACTACCCGGCGCCACACCTGCGGAAGTGCTCCCCGGCCCCGCGGTGATCGTAGCGACGTCGTTGTGCGCGGTGCCCACCGAGGCCCCGGTGGCGGCGGCGATGTCCCGGACGGAGGCGCCCAGGGCGTGCAGCGCGGCGGCCCGCTCCCGGCGGGGGGCGGCCCGCAGCTTCAGGTGACGCAGCTCGGGCAGTTCGGCGGCGCAGTAGGCGGGCCAGTCGGCATGGCCCAGGGCCTCCCAGTCCCGGTCCGCGAACGCCTGCGCCAGCAGGTCGTCGGCCACGGCCAGGGCGTCCCGGATGGCACCCACCCGGCGGCGGGCGCGGACGGCGGCCAGTTCCAGCACGGCGGGGGCGGTCACGCCGCGGCCTCCAGGTCGTCCCGGATACCGACCAGGGCGATCGTGCCGTCCGGGTAGCGGACCCACACGTCGCGGTACCAGGCGCCGTTCTCGTGGCGGAACCAGTGCTGCGTACGCTGAACGATCTTCATACGTTCATTATCGGACAGAACGTTCAGAACCTGTAGCCCAGAACGTTCATAACTTACAGTGTTCCACGTGAAACGCAGAGTGACGGGTCAGCCGAACACGACGAACGGGGCTTCCTCGGCGGCCGGGTTGCGGAGCACCGCCCACGCGGCGAGGGTCGCCGCCTCCAGGGTGGACACGTCCCCGGTGGAGCGGGTGCGGGACCAGATCCACCCGCCGTCACTGATGGTGCGGCGGCCGGCGACGTCGGCGGCGGTGTCGAGGGCCTCGTGGGCGCGCAACCGGATCCGGGGGCCGTCGGGGTGGGTGATCCGGTCGAACACGTCCTGGCAGGCGGCGGCGTAGTCGGTGCTCCCCATCGGCAGCAGGTCCACCCCGGCGAGGTCCAGCTGGTCGGCGACGGGGGCGGCGGGGCCGCGGCGGTCGATCGCGACGCCCTGCCCGGCGTCGGCGAGGGACCGGGCGGCCTCGATCGCCCAGGACCGGCCGGCCCGGTGCACGATCACTTCCACCCACGGGATCCCGTCGGGGCTGAGGACGGCGGCGGCGATTGCGGTCATCCCGCCGTCGGCCGACGTCGCAATCCCGTACGCGGGACGGCCGGCCGGGACCGGGTCGGTCGTGCCCGCGTCGGTCCACGCGTCGAGGGGGATCACCCGTTCGGCGTTCCCCGACGGCACGTTGCCGTAGGCGCGCGCCCAGCCGGTCGGGTCGGTGGCGAAGTTCGCGTGGGCGGCCCGGAGGGAGTCCATGGTGACGGTGTGCCCGAACGCGGGATGGTGGTCGGCGATCACCTGCAGGTCGGAGGCGTCCGCATCCTCGGGGATCCCCCAGTCGAACAGCGCGGCCCGCGGGATGGCGCCGGCCTTGATCGCGTCGATCATGCCGTGGAACCAGGTCGAGGACCGGTCGCCGCGGGTCGACCACACCCACGTCTGCGCCCCCGGGCGGGTCAGCTGCGTCGGGGTGATCGCCTGCATGAGGTCGGCGCCGGCGAGGTCGTCGAACACCCATGCCTCATCGATGTTGTTCAGGTCGGACTGCTCCCCGTGCAGGGCGTCCCGGCCGGGCTTGTGCGGGCGGAACCGGCTCTGGTTGACGAACACCAGTTGTTCGTCGCCGTTGCCCTTGCGGGTCAGCTTCTGGTTCACCAGGGAGGACAGCGGGGAGGACTCCACGTCCTCCACGACCTCCCGGAACTTCTCCCGGGCGACCTGCCCGGTCTGGGCGGTGTGCCAGACCTTGCGGCGGGGGGCGGCCAGGCAGCGTTGGATGGACTGCGCCAGGTCCAGCGTCGTTTTTCCCGACTGGCGAGGTACGGACACGAGGAGAAGGGAGTAGACGGGCAGGCCGCGGTCGTCCACCTCTCCCCCGACGTCGGCCACGTACTGCTGCCAGGGCATGTTCGGGCGGTGCAGGGCGTGCGCGACCCGGCCGACCGCGGGGCCGAGGGTCTTGCGGTCGGGGTTCCGTGGAGTGGCCCACCGTGGGGGGACCCACAGGCCGGCGCTACTCCGCGGAACCGAAAGCGTCACGGATCCAGTCTGGCGCGGACCCCTGACCATCCTGGGCAACCGGCAGCGGAACCGCGGACGCGGCGACCTCGGTGGGCAGCCGCAGCGCGTGCAACGCTTTCTGCAGGGCCGGTTGTGCCTGCGCCGCCAGGTAGCCGCCCTTCAGGCCGCCGATCGCGTCGGCGGTGTCCAGGGTGCGGGCCAGCACCATCGCGGACTCGGCGAGCGCCCCGTCCACCTCCCGGGTCAGCCGGCCCTCCTCCACCGCCAGCGCCAGGGACCGGTGGAGCTCGCGTTCCACCGGTCCGACGGTGGCCGGCCGGCGGGGGCGTACCTCCTCCACCCCGAACAGTTCCAGGGTCACGGGGTGGGCTCCTGCGCCTCGGCGGTCGGGACCGCGGCCTCACCCCGGCCCCGCAGCAGCGCCGCCAGGTCCCGGTGATGGATCCAGCCGATCCCGCCGTCCCCGTAGGAGTCGCCCCACGAGTTGTGCCACGCGAAGAACGGGCCGTCCTGCCCCTGCGGACCCTTCCTCGAGATCCCGACCACGGCCAGACAGTGGCCGCCCACCTCCGCGCCGCCCAGCTGCACCAGCCCACCGGGGCCGGTCTCATACATACGGTCGGTCCACGGGATCCCGATCACCACGGGCCGTTTCTTGGCGAGGATGGTCTGGGCGATGTCACGGGTCCCGAACGACCACAGGTAGCCGCCGAACAGGCCCCGCTGCACACCGGCTTCCATGGCGCCCAGCACGGAGGAACCCCCGAGGCCCTCCCCCGGGAACTCGTCCAGCCTCTCGGCCAGACGGAACAGGTCCAGCGCGGCGGCCATGTCCAGCGGCGTCTCGCCGGGGTGCGTCGTGTTCCACGCCGCGGCGACCCCCGCCCCGGTGCACGCGCCCTCGCTCCCCTGGTCCAGGGTCGGCCAGTCCGACGGCAGCAGCACGTCCTGCACCGGCGTGGACCCCCGCAGCCGCTCCCGGATCCCGTACCGGCGGGACTCCGGATCATGCCGCGGACGCCAGTCCAGCACCCGCCGGCGTTCAGAACTGAACACCGGTTCGGGGTCGATCCACCCGTTGACGCCGTCCTCTATCGGGCGGCCACGGGAGTCGGTGGGGTACGGGGCCGGCGCCGGGGAGGCCGGGGGCAGGGACTCCCCCGGCGCCGGGGTCCCGGACTCTGCCACCTCCGTCACGGCGGCGACCGCGTCGGCGAACTCCTGCGCGGTCAGCGGGGGTTCCACGGTGCCCAGTTGGACGGCGGTCACGGTGTCGGCGGCCAGCTGGTCGAACGGATCCCCGAGGTCGGCGCCGATCTCGGCGGCGAACGCCCGGAACTCGGCGGACTCCTCGGGGGACGCGGTGAAGGTGCGCCGCATGGCGTCGGCGGCCATCTCCAGACGGACGGCGGCGGCCATCGGATCGGCGTGGGCGCCGGCCCGGCGCAAGCGGGGGTCGCGGGGGTGACTCACGGGGTGGATCCTCTCAGCTACGGACTGTCGGGGGCGGTCAGCCGCGCGCGTCGACGCCGGCGCGGAATTCGGCGATGATCCGGGGCAGGGTCCAGGCGGTGGCGCGGGCGGCCTCGATCGCGGCCAGCAGCAGCACCAGCGCGGCCGATCGGGCGGCGGCGTCGATCAGGGACCCGGGGAAGTCCACGGCCAGCACGACCACGAGGACGACCACGGCCGGCCACAGGAAGAACCGGACCGGCTGCCGGGTCTTCAGGGCCTCGATCCGGCCGGCGGTGGTCAGCGGCGGGACCGGGCGGGTGACCCCGGCGGGATTCAGCGTCATCGGCTCGCTTTCGTTGGAGGGGGGGGTCCCCCCGGGGGATGCCCCCGGCTTGATCGTTTCGGAGAGAGATTTGGAAGGTGCGGGAGTGTCCGTGCCGCTCGGTCAGCTAAAAAACCAGGCCCGGGACGGTGCTAGGCGTTCGACGGGTGGCGACCACGGGTCTGCGCGGTGTGCCTTGTGCCATTGGGCGACACCGGCCAGGCGTTGAGCTGGTCCCTTCCAGGTGCGGCCGGTGTAGGGCCGGGGGTCGTGGGCGATCCGGCCACGGCACACCTCATCGGGCACCGCGAGTAGCTCGGTGCGAGTGGCGCCGATCTGCGCAGTGACCTTGTGCCAGGCGGAGCGCGTCGCACAGGACCGGATGACCACGGCGCGGGCATCCGGGTCGTCGCCGATCTCGGCGAGCGCGACACGGAACTCCGCCTCCCCTGACCATTGCGGGTCGTCACGGTCGTACACGGTTAGCCCGTGATCGTCAGCGAGCTTCCGTGCGCGCGTGGTCTTACCCGACCCGGGCGGCCCGGCGACCAGCACGACCATTCGCGTCATCGCTGCTGCTCGCTCTCGTCGGCGACCGCGATGGCCTCACTGTTGATGAGAATCGACAGGAGCTCGCGGGCGATGCGCTGGCGTTCGGGCTGACTCTCACCCTTGGCGAGTACCTCGAACGCATGCGCTGCGCTCACCAGGCGGTCAATCATCGCTGCTGCTCGCTCTCGTCGGTGGGTGTGGGGAGTTCTGCGTAGATGCGGCAGGAGGGGCAGCCGACGGTGGTGGCTGTCCATGCGAGGCGGCTCCGGCAGCGGGTGCAGCGCCAGGGGTGTGTGCCGTTCCCGTGGTCATGCATCGGTGGGCCAGACGACGGAGCCGGTGCCGGGCCACAGGGGCGGGTGTTCGTGGTAGCCGATGGGGTGGTCGGCGCGTAGGAGGGTGCAGCGGACGGGTAGGACGTCGTGTTCGGTGCCGGGTTTGATGGCGTCGCAGGGGGCGTCGGGGTCGCCGGCCCATTGCTGCCCGCAGGTAGGGCAGGAATTGATGCCTACATCGAACGGGCCGATCAGCTTTCCGTCCTCGTATCGGCGGCCACAGGAGAAGCAAGGGTCGATCCGATATCGGCCGTGGATACAGCGGACGTGGTCGAGGTCGCTCATCGGGGGTCGCTGGATGCGGCGCGGTGGTCGGCGAGGGCGTCGGCGTAGGCGTCGTGGCGGCAGTCGGCGAACGCGGCGACCAGCAGCCCCCGCAACTCCAGCCGGTCACTGGTATCGCCACGGACGACTCCACCGGCCCAGGCGCGGAGGACGCCGTCGGCGCGGGCGGCGTCCTCTTCGGTGGCGGTGGGGCGTGTTCCTGGGGTGGTCATGAGGTGAACCATTCTCGGGAGGGGGCGAGGGCGGTACGGGTCGGGATGGGGTGGCGGGCGAACCAGTCGGCGAGGTCGAGGTTGCCGCGGGCCTTGTTGCAGGCCAGGTGGGCGGGGGCGGCGTTGTCGAGGGCGAACTGGTGGCCGCCCTTGCTGATCGGGGTGATGTGGTCGGCACTGTCGGCGCCGTCGGTGCGGCACAGGTGGCAGACGGTGCCTTTCACGGTGAGGACGTGGGCGACGAACGCCTGCCAGCGCCGGCCGGTGATCCGGCCGTACCGGGCGTCGGAGGCGTTGCTCATGGCAGCAGCTGCCCGCATTCGGCGCATTCGTCGCCGATCACCTCGCCGTGGGGGCAGGTGCACCAGTCAGCCATGGTCGGCCCCATTCGGCCGGAGGGGCACGACGGGGGCGCGGCCGGTGTCGTCTATCCGGACGTGCCGGGTGAGGCGCTCAGCGGCCGATTCGCGGGCCTTGCGCTCGATGCCGTCGAGGTAGGCGAGGGCCATCAGGTCCCGCAGCGACAGGACGGGGAGTCCGCCGGTCACCACAGGTCGTCCTCGGGTCCGATGACCAGCTGGCCGGGGACGGGTGGGACGTAGCGTTCGACGTAGGCGGTGACGTCGTCGTCGTCGTCGGAGGGGGTGAGCGCCTGGGAGGCGCGGCGGCGGGCGCGTTCCCGTTCGAGGTCGACCACGCCGCGGACGGGCACCATGCGGACGGTGTCGGCGATGCCCTGGTTGCAGCGGGTGCACAGGCCGCCGTTGCGTTCGTGGACGTCTCGGGCGGTGGGGGTCTCACACAGTGAGCATTCGGGCAGCGGCGCGGCCTGCCGGATGGTCACGGCGCCTCGATCGGGGCCGGCAGGGTGCCGCGGAGCGCGGCCCGGGCCTCGCGGAACGCCTTTTGCTCACTGGGGTACTTCCACCAGCCGCGTTCGTGCAGCTTGTACCCGCGGATCGTGCCGTCGGCGCGGAGGTTGGGCAGGTGTGACTTGGAGACGTGCAACAGCGCGCACACCTGGCCGGCGTTCAGTAGTTCGCCGTCCACCTCGGGGTCGTAAGCGTTCATAACGTGCAGGATGACACGACCGGGTGACACCTGCCCGCGTGTCGGGTGACGACACACCGCCCGAATCTCCGGGATCCCCAGGTTGTCCACAGGTCGGGCGCGGTTGTCCACAGCGGGGGGCGT